TCAGTTCTTCGGGCGCTTCTGGTGAAGCCATTACCTGCATGTATTGCATAACTTCCTGACCAAACATCGAATACAACTGATTCATCGCCATAAGGTTCTGACGTTTCGCATCTTCCGACTTCTGCACTTCAGTCGTCTTGATCGACATCCCTACCCGCAAGGGAACATCCTCAATGTCGAGCGAAAGAAAATCTCGAATCCCTTCAAGATCATCCACATCAACCAATTCCTCCAAATCCTCCAACACCGCTTCACTGTTTTTCACAAGCTGCAACGTAAAAAACATCCCAATCTCAGACAAACCCTCCGACAACGACTCAATCGCCGACTCGAGAATACTATTCCCCTGCTCAGACAGAAACATCTGCAACGAAGGCGAAGTCCCTGACTTGGCCGTCTGATCCGGCATCCCCAACATGGCCTCACTCACACCCGTATGCGTATCCAAGTAGCGTTTTGCCTGTATCTCCGCACTCAATGTTGGCGTACTCACATCCGGAAACGTAAACACCTGCAAATCTTCCCTCGGCGATTCTGTACGAATGATCTTTCCCGGATACAACCGTGTGCCTTTACCCGGTTCAGTCCCCGGCTTCATCGCCATGATCTGCAAAGAAGACAAAGTCAACGAATCGATTCGCATATTATGCAGGCTGGTGATTTCCTCCTGCACATGTTCAGCCATTTCCCCTACACCCTTCGAGTAGAACTGAAACGCCTGTGGAATGTACTGAAGATTAGACAATAACCTTACACCAAAATCATTTAACTCTATCCGCAAGATTACTTCTGTTTCTGGATGAAACCACACAATAACATCTTCTGGTACAGAATCTCCATCTATATCCCAATACACCCAAACCTTCATAAGGTCCATCATCGGCGTATCAGCCGTATCAGGAACTTCGAGCCCTTCACGCTTCATGACCGCCTCAAGGTTGTCACCCTCACGTGTTGACTGCCCTCCGCCAATAACATCCTCTACGTTGGTAAAAAACCCGTCCCTCTCCAGCTCACGCAGCTTCCCCGGTGTATACCCTTCGTAACGGATAGCAATTACCGGCTGATCTTCAATAGTTTCAATCTCCGGACGGACATACACATTCTCCAGACGATGCAACTCCATAATCGGCCCGCGATACACAACTTTATCGACTTTAACGGTCCCACCTTCAGGAGCGTTCTTTGTATACCGAATACGCTTCTCTACCCACGGTACTTCGACGATCTGATTCCCCAAGCTAATCGCCTCGTAAAGGGCTTTTTTCAGCTTTGGCCCCGAGTTCGATTTTGACCTCGCAATAAAATAAAGATTAAGCAGTTTCCCGAACGCTTCGGTCTTACTCCGCATCTCTCGCGTATGAGGCTCAGGCGTAAACAGCGGCTTCCGTCGAAGAAACGCCCTCCGCGTATGACTGAACACCCCTGACGTATTTGACGCCGCAACAGGAGGAACGATATTCGACGCCCCTGCCCACGGGAACGACTTCGTCTCTACCTCCGGACGCGCTTCTCTATGCCGTCTCCAAGTATCCCAAAACTTCTCCCGTTCTTCCCGCGACTGCTCCATAGCAGTGATTTCATCCTGAACATAAGAAACAATTTCCTTTTGCATCTCCTCAGGAATGTCCATCCCCGGCGAATACACAAACTCCACCTCCGCGTTGGCGTTGGCAACGTCGTCGTCGTCATCTGCTATCGCATCGCGTACCTGGCCTACATCACTCATCTTCGCACCTCCCCTCAATATCCTGTATATTTCGATCTGCCGAGTAACTGTTCTTCGTAGTCGTCTTCGTCTTCAGCAACCTGTTCTGCCGACGCCGGAATAACCGACTTCATCAACGCCTGACTTACTGCATCGAGAAAGTCCTTCTTCCATCCCGCAGGAAACGCCACCAGTTCTCCCATAAACAGCCCCCGAACATTCTCAGTAACCCGCAACTTATTCGCACTCAGCCGTGGTTGAAGTTCCGTTCGTATCCGCACATCCTTATCCCCAACTCCCCGCGCAGCTACAATCCCAATCCACCTACGCCGTTTCATCTGCTCATCGTAGATCAGCCCACTCAGCATTTTGAACGGACCATTCTGCTCCAACGATGTTATCCTCGGACGCCACTTATCATAGTAGGTAAACATCCAGTCAAACACTTTCGAGATCGGCACATAGTCTGCTTTTCCATCCACAATAACTGCTGTTCCGTCCGGGCACGTAACCACAACAGCCAACGCCGAACGCGACGACTTCGCAGTCACGGAACTCTTTTCCGTCGCCGCAGGATCAACTGCCGCCACAACATCACAATCCTCTAACCGCCACGTAACAAACTTTCCCGGAAAACTCTCATAATGCAACAACCACCCTTTATCGTTCGGATCATACTCAACGCGGGCTTCCTCGGGAACATACTCACTCAACTCAGCGGACTCTTGTGTGTACGGATTATTCAAATACTGCGTAAGATAATTCCACGGATCGTCTTCCCGCATCCGCTCAACCGCATCAACAGAAAGCCCTTCAGGAAAAATCGCCAATCCATCCTCGACAGCCTGTCGATAATAAACATGCCATTCCCCATCATCACCTTCACCACGTGGAATATTCTCCCACCCCGTCCCATGCTTCGACTTAACTGAAAGCATGATCTGCTCCCACGGGTCTTCAACACTATACCGCGTACCTGTCGCAACAATTCTGTCGGCCTCCGGACGATCCAACAACGTCCGTTTATTTGAACGAAACCAGTTCCCAATCCGCCGCATATCCGCATTTGCCCCGCGCTCACTATTCAACTGCGCATCACCAACGATATCATCTAACTTCAGCAACTCCACATGAATACCTTGTGACGACGCCCCTACCGCCAATGTCTGCATCGAAGGCGAACGCTTCCGCCGCGAACGGTTAGGAAGCGTAAACTCGCGATCATTCCATGAACGCTGCCCACGTTCGGGTACATACTCCGGGTAGAGCCAAGAGAAAAACTCATTCCCGTCAAATATCCTTTGCGTCTCATGCTGGAAGTCAATTGACCGATCCGTGATGGATGACCCCATTGCGATAGTAAGATCAGGATTACGCAACAATTCCCAAGCGTTCCCCCCCGACGTCACCACTGTTGACTTGAACATAGACCGTGGCAAGAAGAACGCACTCCAACTACCGGGATACAAAAACCGCTGATAGTGATTCGCCATATCCACATGTAGATGGTTTGTCAGCCGTTCATACGGCCCGTTATAAGCCGCAATTGCTCGCAGAAAAAACCACAAACTCACAAAGCCCGCCTCCCGCAGAAGGGCTTGGATTTCCTGATTCCCTGTCGGAATGTCACCTGACATCACCAATGTTACGAGGTCTTTGAAAATCCCCGGCCCCTCAAAACTTGACAGGACCGGCGCTTTTTCATGCGGAAGTATCTCCAACGCCACAGGAGCCGGTATTTCCCCTAAAGACAACGTCACGCTCAACCCATCCCTGGCCGGTCCACTGCCAACAGCTTCGGTCTGGAGGGGCTGATTTCGCTCCTCGCTTGTCCCCGCTGCCGGAAGGACAATCATGCCTTTCCTCCGTTGAACGGTGTGAAAGGCCGCGCTTTGTCGTTGTCGTTGTCGTTTGCATCATCTCCCCCTTGGAGTTGTGTTGTCTCTACACCCCCCTGCATACCGTGTAAGGCCGAAGAAAGTGCCGACTTCACACTGTCCACAGTAATGTGTAGATGGTTATTCGTTGTCTCTTTGTTCCCCGTCGATGCCGCCTTAATCGCTGTATCACGACGTCCGGTGTAAATGGACACAATGTCTTTTGCCGCCTGTAGGCGAAGTTTTTCATTCCCCGTATTAAGTATCTGGTCATACACCAGCAACGCACGTTCGTAGAGTAGCCGCTCTGTTTCCAAAAACCCATCCCCATCGGGTATGGCCAAGTCCATCGGTTCAGTGGGGGTTGTTGGAGGCTGCGGGGTATCTTCGGGGATTTTGAACACCGTGTCGTTTTCAGCTCCTCCTGCGAGTGTTATGGCAGTTTGCGGGGGAGAGCCGAAAATGTCCTCTACCGAGGAGATATGCCGAGAGAGGATTTCGTCATTGTTAATTATGTCCTCACTTGCCATAAGGGGAAGTATAGCGATAAGCTCCACTTGTGTCGAGGATTTTAGGGTATGTGGACAAAAAAGGGGAAAGAACCCTCCCTTATTACAATGTTGAAAGGCGAAAGACCTTCCCAAGGAGAAGAAACAATGAACGAAAAAGCTGCTGCTCCCGCTGCTGCTGAGGCGACAGTCGTAACCGCCCCCGCCCCCGTTGCCCTTCCCAGGCCGGTGGGCAATTATGCGCTTGTGCGACTGCTGCGGCGGTCGATGAAGTTCGGTGCGTTGTATATGCCAGCGTCTACGCGGCGGACGATGAAGCTTGATGGGGAGGCCGCTGCGCCAGGTTTGCAGGCTGTTGGTGAGGTGCTGGGCGTTTCAAAGAGGTTTGAGTTGGCCCGTCCGGGCTTGGTTGGGAAGTATGTGGTGGTTGATCCGCAAGGGGGAAGAGGAGCGCACCATGGTGGGGATAGGGTTTTTTACGGGGTGGGGGAGGTTTTGGGCGTTGTGGAGTTCGATGGAATGGCGTAAGGTGTTGGAGGCACTGCGGGTGTTTCTCCTTGTTACCGCTGGTGTTAGGACGTTTGCTTTCGGGCAAGCGTCCTTTTTTTGTTGGCTGCGGCTGCGTTTGCGCACGCTGCGTTTGCCTACGCCTACGCTACCTGCGCTGGGGGTTGGTTTCAAAAAAACCTCGCGCAAGTTTGGGGTTGGTTATATACCCCCCCCCGAAAGCGATTTTTCGGACCGGGTGGGGGTGCGGTAGGTCGCGTTCGTAAGCGTAGGCGTATACGGTCGGCCCGATCCCGTGCGATTACATGTACCTACAACGAACACGTATCCTTGTACTTACAACAAACACCGGCCTCATGTAACTACACCAATTGCAACTACATGTATCGTGGTTGTGTATGCCAGGGCTGGCACTCGTTGGCACTCGTTGGCGGATTGCATGATTCCCATACGATAAGTGTTGACACTGTAGCCTATCCGTGGTATGGTATATCTACAGTTAAGAGGGAAGGGAAGCGGAATGGAAGCGACAACGCGACAACGCGCCGACGCGACCGACCAATTATCCGACGATGTTGTTAGACCTGTATAGGCGTACGTCATCGGCTACCGGCCACTACGGACGGACAAAGCGCAACACTATGTAAGTCGCATTGTACCATGTTCAGACGGCTACCTGGACGGACGCGCCGACGCGCCGACCATTCGCTTAAATTACCACTTGACATAGTGGCCTACTTGTGGTAGACTACTATCATACAGTTACTTGAGGAGGTAACAAGGATACAACGGCGTCGGTGTACGATATAGCCAGTAGGTTCATCCACCTACAATTGACATAGAAAGACAGCCACCACTATAGGTAGTAACTATAGGAACGACCACTATGCGCGAAAGCGTGGTGCGGTGAAAATAGGTAGTGATTGCATATCACTATGACAGTGGAATATCGGGAGAATGGG